CGAGGCCATCGAAAAGGTGGGCAGCATCCAGACGGGCGGCGCGCCGGCTGACCACATCGAGGTGTTCGAGTCCTGGCACCTTCCGACGTCGAAGAAGAGCGAGGACGGCTGGCACGTAATTGCCCTGGAGTACGACGGCGCGACGCCCCTCCTGGTCGAGGAGCACAAGAATCCGTTCCATGACTCGGTGTTTTTCGCCGTCGAGGAGCGCTTCGCCACCGTATGGGGCCGCTCGCTCATGACGCAGGCGCGGCCGCTGCAGTGCCGGATAAACCTGAACAGCTACCGCGTGGAGAAGCTCCAAAAGCTCTTCCACGCCGGGATGCTGTACGTGAACCGCTCCGCCAAAATCAAGAAGTCGATGCTCTCCAACGAGATCGGCGTCGTCCTGGAGGGCAACGGCGACACGCCCCCCCAGCGTGTGGTGTTCGAGGCGGCCAGCGCGGAGCTGTACCAGCAGATCGAGCGCGACGGGCAACGCATCTTCGAGAATTGCGGCGTCAACATCGGCGCCAGCCAGGGCGCGAGCCAGCTGGGCGCCAACGCTCCCGCCGCCGCCATGCGCGAGGAGAGCGCCAAGAGCGACCAGCGCAACGCCCCCCGCCAGCAGAACTGGGAGGACTTCCACACCAACTGCATGCGGGTCGCCCTGGCCAAGGTGCGGGACATCGTCACCCACAACGACGCGGGCGAGGAGCGCAAGACGAAGTCCGGCTACAAGGTCGCCGCGCCCGGCCGCCGCGGGCTCACCGTGACCGACTGGAAAGACGTGGCGATGGACGAGGAGGACTACGTCCTGGACGTGAAGCCCGCCTCGCCGGTGCCGACCGACCCCGACGCCCTCGTGGCCTACGGGGAGCGCATGGTGGAGCTCAAGGCGTGGACGCCCGAGCGCCTCGCTGGCGAGATGCAAGACCTCGACGCCGACAGCCGCACCAACCGAATGCTGGCGCAGGAGCGGAACCTGGAGAGGGTCTTCGACCGCATGCTGTACGACAAGGCGTATGCGGCGGTCCCCGACGAGTTCACTGACGTCAAGTTGGCGCTGGAGCTCGGACCCGAGTACCTGGCGCAGGGCGAAGAGGACGAAGTCCCCGAGAAACACCTGGAGCGCGTGCGGCGCTACCTGAAGCGGTGCAAGGCACTCGTGCCGCCGCCTTCCGCCGCCGCCCCGCCGCCAGGCGCCGCACCTCCCGTCCAGGCCGCCGCGTAGGTACCCCACCCGCGCGACGGGTGAATGTCCGTTGCAGCCGTAGAGCCCGTACCCGGCGCCGCCACTGGCGACGTACCCGCAACCGATGACGCTGCGGATGCCGCGGACACCGAGGCTGAGGAGACCACCGGAGAGGGCGCCGAAGGTGACCCGGCCGACGGAGCCGCCGAGCCAGATATCGAGCCGGCCGCGGAAGCGAAGCCGACCGAAATCGACGAGGAGACCCTCCGGTCGGCGGCGTTCAAGTTCGCGAACCGCACGATGGCGGCCGTCCGCCGCGCGGAAAAGCGCGTCGAGGCGGTCAAGGCCGAGAACGCGACGCAGAAGCAGCACCTGCAGGTCTACGCCGGCTTCGTCGAGCGGCTGCAGAAGGGTGACGTCTCGGCGCTGCGCGAGATCGGCTTCGGCTCCGTCAAGGAGTTCCTGGACAGGGCCGCCAACTTCGGCGACCCGGAGAAGCCCGAGCCCGTCGAGTCGCGGATGGAGCGGCTGGAGCGCCAGCTCCGCGAGCGCGAGGAAGGCGCCAGCAAGGCGTCGCGTGAGGCGGCGGTGGCGGAATCCCAGCGCCTTGTGTTCGCGCACGTGGACGCCGACAAGACCCGCTGGAAGCTGACCGGCACCAGCATCGGACACGACCAGCTCTGGGACGCGCTCGGGGAGTACTACGCCATGCACGGCGACGTACCCGATGCCGTCGTCCCCATCATCGCCGACGCCGTGGAGAAGCATCTCCGGGCGGAGCTCGGCATCGATTCCGGGCCGCGCCAGCCCGCAAAAACCGGCGCCTCTCCCTCGCAGCCCGCCGCGGGCGGGGGACGGAACAGCGGCAAGACCGTGACCAACAAAGGCACATCGGGAGCCCCAGCGCCCAAGCGCTATTCGGACGACCCCGACGAGCGACGCAAGCAGATCGAGGAAGAGCTGCGCGTCGAAGGGCTGCTGAGCGGCCCGGCCTCCGCGACCTGACCCCGCTTCCGTAAGGAGCCAGTCACATGGCGTTTTCCACCGCAGCGCTGACCGCTTACGTCAAGCGCAAGTACGACCCGAAGTTCATCGAGAATTCGATGACCAGCGTGGAGGATTCGATCCTCCGCGCCATCAAGAAGGAGACCGACGGATCTGGCGAGCAGTACAGCTGGCTCGTCGACGCCGACGATGCGTGGAACGGCGGCGTTGTGCTGTCGACCGCGCAGAACGCCTCGGCCGCCAACGACATCGTCGTCGGCTCGAAGTTCCTGGCGAACTGGAATGACTCCAGCGGCGTCGCTCAGATCAGCTCGAGCATCATCGGCAAGACCAAGAACAACGACGGCGCCTGGATGAAGGCCGTCGACATCGCCATGCGCAAGCAGATGAAGGCGATGGCCCACACCAACGCCGTGCTGCTGCAGAGCTACGGCTGGGGCGACATCGGGCAGATCACGTCGCCCTCGGGCTCGACGTTCGTGCCGCTCATCCGCTCGGACATCACGAAGTACGTCAAGGGGATGTCGATCATCTTCGGCCAGGACCTCCACACCTCCGCGGTGCGGTCCACGACCCCACTCTACGTCACCGGCGTGAACTACACGCAGGGGTCGGAGCTGGTGACGCTGTCGGGCGCCCTCTCGGGCCCCGGCGCGCAGGCCAACGACTGGGCGTTCTTGGCCGACTTCCGGTCGCCGGGAGCGAGCCCGTCTCAGGTCGCCCTGGTGGGGCTCAAGTCGATCCTCCCGAACCAGGTTTCGGGCGCCGACCTCCCCGACACGACCATCTCCCAGCTCTTCGGGCCCGATCGGTCGACCAATAGCCGCCTCTACGGCACGTTCATCGACGCCACCGGCGGCGGCTCGCTGGTCGAAGCGCTCATCGACGGCTCGCAGGAGGCCATCACGGTCGGCAACGCCCGGAAGCTGCGGATGTTCTGCAGCAAGGCGGTCTACGCCGGAATGGCGAAGGACCTGATGAACGCCGTGCAGTACCTGAATAACGGCGAGTCCAAGACGGTCGGCACCCGCCGCCTCACCGTCTACGCCGATGGGGACTGCGAGGCGACCATCCAGGTGTCGCGCACCACGAACGACCAGCAGGTGTGGGGCTTCGACGAGTCGCAGCTGATTCTGCGATCGATCGGCGGCGCTCCCCACATCGACATGGAGGACGGGCTCACCATGGCCCGCCAGGCGACCGTCCAGGGCTACGAGGTGCGCTACTTCCAGCAGGCGCTCTACGAGTTCACCAACCTGCCCGGGATGATCCGCATCCAGCTGCAGCCGCAGACGGGGAACGCGTAAGCCATGGCCCGCTCCACGACGAAACTGCTGTGGCCCGGCGTCAAGGTCTCGGGGCGCCGTGGGGCGGCGTTCATCTTCGGCGACTTCACGCTGGGCAGCTCGGGTGCCATCGCCTCGACGACGGGGTTCTTCTCGTCCGCGGCGGCGGGGAAGTTCGGGCTGGTGAAGACGGCCGGCAAGACCGGACGCTACACCTTCACGACCGACCGGAAGTACCGGACCCTCCGTGTCATCTCCCTCGACTTCGTCGGGCCAGCGGACACGGCGATCACGGGGGCCAACACCTGCTTCGCTCGCAACGTGAGCGGAAACGGGTTCGATGTGCAGCTCGCGATCGCGCTGAACGCCGGTGGAACGACCGACACCGACGGAATGAGCGGGCTCGTCGTCTCCTACATGATCCAGGTCGAGACGTACGGGGGCAAGAGCTGATGGCCAGCAAGATCGCCGCGCTCATCGCCAAGGGGGCGCCGCCGCCGGGGAAACTCGGCCGCGGCGCGCCGCCGCCGGGAGAAGAGCCGGACGCCGATGAGGAAGGCGGAGCCTCCGACTACGACGGCGACGAGGACAAGGCCGCGGAGACCGCTGCCGCCGAGCGCGTGGCGCAGGCGCTCGGGGTCAAGGGGGTCGACACCGAGGAGCTCTGCGAGGCGCTCAAGGACTTCATCGCCACCATCAAGGAGTGACCCTTGGCCATCCTGGTGGCCACCCTCATCGACGATGCCCAGCTGCAGTCGGACAAGCGCAACGACGGGCAGCTGGCATCGGCCGACTGGGTCAAGATGGTCAACTGGGCGGTCAAGTCCCTCTACCGCCTGCTCACATCGCTGGACCCTGACGCCTATTTCGACCAGCAGGACTTCACGCTGGCGGGCGGCGTCGGGGGCAACACCTTCGACCTGAAGACGCTCACGGGTACGGGCTCGCTGCCGCACACCTTCCGCGCGCTCCATGGCGTCGACTTCCGGCCCGACACCACCGGTAGGCGCACGGTCACGCGCCGCAACTTCCAGGAGCGCAACCAGGGTGCGATCGGCTGGTGGCTGCCGGGGCAGCCGTGCACCGACCGCAAGTACGACCTCCGCGCCAAGATCTTGAACATCACGCCGTACGAGGTGGCCGCCGGGACGTACCGCGTCTATTACCGATACGCGCCGTACCTGTTCACCGGATCGGCCGACACCAACCCGCTCGACGCCGAGCTCGAGGAGTACGACGAGTACATCGGCGTCATGGCGGCGATGAAGGCGCTAGGCATCGAAGAGAGCAGCCAGGATCCGCTGGCGCAGCGACTCGGTGTCCTGGTGCAGGAGATCACCGACGAGCACGAGCGCGACGACGAATCACCCGCTGTCATCGCCGACGTCGAGGACAACGACGACGGCTGGAACCCGAGCGGTCCCTGGTGAGCTCCGGCCTCGCCAAGCAAACCCTGTTCATCCCGCTTGGGCAGGGGTTGCGGACCGACGTCGACGCGAAGCTGCTGCCGCTCGGCCCTGCCACCCAGCAGGAGAACGTGCTGTGGACCGCCCTGGCCGGTGACGGGACGCTGGTCAAACGGCCCGGCTACACGGCCATGGGGACGCAGTACGTCGGCTCGTCATCGGCGATGCCGCCCCCGTGGCAGTTCGCCCAGCACAAGGGGGCGACGCTGGCGCTGTCGAAGGCGGGTGTGAGGCCGGTCGGCATCTACTCGCCGGCGATCGGCAAGTGGTCGACCTCCCCGGCGGTTCAGACGGATGTGAACAACGGACCCCAGTCGCGGCTCCGCG